TTTTACAAGCTAGAAAGCTTTATAATTTTAAGGCGTTAACAAATTCAATAACGCAAGGCGAAAGCCAAATATACGGTGCGCTAGGCGAGGTAATAGCTATGCACTTTTTGCGATCCATAAACAAACCCGTTCAATACGTAGGTAGTTACGACTACGACCTAGAAATAAACGGAAAAAAAATAGACGTTAAGACCATACAAACCGATAAAGAACCTACAAACGACTTCAACGCCAATATAGACGCAAGTAACACTAGACAAAAAACAGACTTCTATTTATGGTGTAGCGTTTCTAAAAGCATGAAATACGGATATATTATAGGCTACCTAGCAAAAGACGAATTTTATAAAATAGCTCAACTAAAGAAAAAAGGGGAAATAGACTGGGGCAAATGGGTATTCAAAAGCGACACGTACACCACCAGAATAAAAAATATAAAAAAATTTACTTAAAAAGTTTGTATATCGAAATATCTTTATATATTTGCATATAGTTAACACTTAAAAACAACAAGTTATGAAACATTTATTCAAAGCGCTTGCGGCTTTTCAGCAAGAAGTACCAGTAATTCACAAAGGAACGCAAGGGTTTGGCTATTCTTATAGCGACTTACCCGCGATCTTTAAAGTAATTAACCCGCTTTTAGCAAAACACGGTCTAGGCTTTACCCAAAACCTACACACTAAAGAGGGTGAAAACTACATTTGTACTATCATTTTTCACGTAGAGACGGGCGAAAACATGGAAAGCATGGTAGCAATTCCTAGCGTAAGCCTTAAGGGCATGAATGACTATCAAAGTTTCGGTTCTGGCGTTACGTATTTTCGTCGTTATGCTTTGGCTAGTAGCCTAGGACTTGTTACAGACAAAGATACAGACGCAAGCGGCGAACAAGTAAAAAACGAAATCAAAAAGAAAACACTTGACGCAAAACGTTTTCAAGCCGCAGTAGTTGCAATACAAAAAGGTGAGTTTAATCGTGAAAAACTTGAAAGCCTTTACGAATTAACCGATGGTCAAACCGACATACTTAACGCCCTATGAAAGCTTTCAAAATTCGATGTTCTGCCATAGGTAAAATAATGACTAACCCCCGCACCAAGGGGGAGTTATTAAGCCAAACCGCAAAGACGTACATAGAAGAAGAAGTGTTGCGTGCGAAATACGGCATCATTAAGACGTTTTCAAGCCGTTACACCGACAAAGGTAACCTAGTAGAAGACGAAGCCATAGAAATGGCCTCTAATGCGCTAGAATTAGGCTTTTTATATAAGAACCACGAACACTTTGAAAACGAATGGCTAACGGGAACCCCGGACGTAAACACGAACGACATACTTTTGGACGTGAAATCTAGTTTTGATGCTACTACTTTTCCGTTTTTTGCTACCGAAATTCCTACTAAAGATTATTATTTTCAATTGCAAGGCTACCTTGAATTAACGGGTAAAACCGAAGCGCTTTTAGTTTACTGCCTAGTCAACACACCCGCGGACATGATTGAAGACGAAGTGCGCCGCGCACACTGGAACGCTAGACTTATGGACGAAAGCCAAGAACTACGCGACGAGGTGTTAAAGCGCCACACGTTCGACCATATACCACTAGGGCGACGCGTTAAAGTCTTTAAAGTAGAAAAAGACGAACAAGTAATAAACGAAATCAAAGATCGCGTAGAACTATGCCGCGAGTATTTTAACACCCTATACAATTTTTTATGAAACAAGAAATAGAAGACCAGATAGTAAAAAGCGTACTAGCAAAGTACGTCGAACGCTCAAACGCGGGCCTAAAGAAATACGGAACCCCACTAACACGAAACGACTTAACACTAGAACAATGGCTAAACCACCTACAAGAGGAACTAATGGACGCCACGTTGTACCTAGAGCGCATCAAAAAAGACATAGCGTTACTAGAGGTCGAAGCGTTTAGCAATGGTTACCGCGAAGCTATTACAAAACGAAACAAATAAGATGAAAGTAACAATAGAGTTCGACAACAAAGCCGAAGCATTAAACGCAATGCAAGGCGAAGATTGGCACGATGCAATGTACGACCTTGACCAAAAGTTGAGGGGGGTATTAAAACACGGATACAGTAGAAACAAAGAGTTAAACGAAACCGAGTTGGAAGTATTCGCACAATGCCGAGAGATGCTGCAACAAGTAATGAACGATAATGACCTAAATTTTAACGTATGAAACAAAAAGAATACAAACCAACCCGACAAGAAAAAAGCCGAAGCGAAATGGCAGCTATTGGCACAATGATAATGGTAACAGTAATAGCCTTAATTTTAGTAATCAATTTAATTTTTAATATATAACAAATGGAAACAAAAAACAACGCGGGTGCGATCTTTAAAAACAACTACAAAAAGACGGAAAGCCACCCAGACTACAAAGGAAAATGCGTAGTAAACGGCAAAGAAATGGAAATAGCCCTATGGGTTAAAGACACAAAGACCGGCGAAAAATTCTTTTCAGCATCATTCAGCGAACCGTACGTAGCCCAAGAACCTACCAACCCACCCGTACCACTTAACGACGACCTACCATTTTAAAAAGTTATGAACATAAACGACATAGAATTACGCAATAAAATGCGCGAGGTTTTAAAGTCAAAAACACGAAACCAAATTGCCGAAGAAATCAAAGAAAAAACGGGTAAGTTTCACCCATTTCAAATACAAAATTTCCTAGATGGTAAAGACGTTTCGTTAAGTACGGCGGTAAAGCTAGACGAGTACATAATAAGACACGAACTTTAAACGGTAGACTACTACTATAAGGCCCCTTAATTGGGGCTTTTTTGTTGAAAAATAATTGAAACACGAATATAAAAACGTATACTTTTGGAATATGGAAATACTAATATACGTTGGTCTAGCGTGGTGGCTTGTAAATTTCGAGCCTTTACAGCTACTTTTAGACGCTATCTTTAGCCGCTTACCTATTAACGGCCTTACAATACCCATACACGCCGCCTTTGGTTGCCCGAAGTGCGTAGGCTTTTGGACTAGTTGGGCTTTGACTGGGGAATTTTTAACGGCTACCCTTATAAGTTTAACCGCCCACACCTTGGACCTATGCTTACAGAGGCTCAACAAATAGAAATAAGTAAAATACTAGAGTTGCTTACCCCTACCCGGTTAAGCAAAATGTATTTAAAAAAGCTTCAAAAGATTAAAAACGTAGCAACGGGCCAAAATGACAACCGATGTCTTTGCGGTGCTGGCGATCGTGTAACCTTTTATAATGAGTTCCTTGTCTGGCATCAAAAAAATTCTTGACGCCTACATAACGGCAAATTATAGCGAGGTTAGGACGTACACTAACTATATGCTCAAGCGTTTAATGTTAAGTAAAAAGCTAAACTACATAAATTTAAAGGCTGACACGGTAATAAACAACGCCTATTTGCACGTTGCTGGTATAGACGACCACGAGGCCGACGAAAACAAGGTAAAAAGCTACCTACTCAATACAATCAAAATGCAAATATGGTGGCCTACGTCTTTAAGTAGGAAACAAGACGAGGTTTATAGCCAAGAATACATAGCGACGGACAAGCCCGAAGACGACGAAATAACGGACAAGCTAAGACACGAGGAAATTATAAACTTACGCAAGGCTTGCATAAACACCTACCTTAACGAACTAGTAAGCCCGGTTGAAAAACGGATAGCGGACGCCTATTTTACGCATAAATGCCAAACGTCTAGAGCAATGGCGGATTATTTTGACATTCCGCGAACCTCGGCCTACTACATGATCAAAGCATTGAAACAAAGAATAAAGGAAATCGAATATAGTTATATAAATGGAAAAGACTAACAAAATAGCCGCGGGCCTTATAGTAATTTCGATAGGCGTACTTATAACCCTATGCGAATACCGACACGCTTTGTTTATAACTGGCTTGTTTATTGCTTTTAGCGGTATAGGTATTATAGTAGAAACCATAGAAAAAAACGAACATGAAAATTAAAGACGAATACAAAGGAAAAACGCTTATAAGCTACGATAGTGTTTTAGGCGAACGACGTATAGAGGTAGACAAAATAGACCCGAAACGTTTTACATATTATTCAAGCATAGGTTTAGGCTATCTATTCGAAAAGGAAAGCCAAACAATTAGCTACACGGGCATAGACCATGAGGTATCGCAAGCGGACGCAGTAGCAGAACCGAAGCCAGTTGTTAAAAAAACACGAAAACGTAGAAAAGATGCCACAACCAATTAAAGGCGAGGGTAAAGATAAGTTCATTCAACGTTGTATGGCCGACGAAGAAAGCGTAGGTTCGTTCCCAGACGAAAGCCAACGTTACGCCGTATGTAATAGAGTATGGGAAACACACGCCCGCGAGGCCCTATCCCGTTATGTTAAGTCTATAAAAAAAAAGTAATGGCTTTTTACATGATTGATATGGGCGAAAAGATGAGCGAGGTAGGTAAGGCCGTAGAAACGGAACTAAAAAAAGACGGACACCATATTATTCTATACCTAACAGATATGCCAACCCTACTATGCGTAGAGGAATTAAACGAAGACCAATTTTTAGACCACTTTAAAAACACGAAACTAAATGGGAAAACATAAATACATAGAAACCCCCGAAAAGCTATGGGAAATGTTCGAAGCTTACAAAACACGAACCATAGAAAACCCAAGAGTAATAGACAAAGCACTACAAAGCGGAAAGGTAGTACAAGAAAAGCTACGAGTACCACTAACATACGAGGGCTTTGAAACATACTGCTACGAACAAGGGGTAACAGTAGACCACTACTTTAGAAATACGAATAAGGCATACGAAGAGTATTGCGGGGTCTGCCAACGCGTAAAGAAAATAATCCGACAAGACCAAATTGAAGGTGGCATGGTTGGGCAATACAACCCGTCCATAACTCAAAGATTAAATAACCTAACCGAAAAGACGGACGTAACCAGCAACGGCGAAAACATAAACGAAATAAAAATTTCTATTATTAGACCCGATACCAAAGAACTAGAGTAATGGACCTAAAGTCAACCATAGTTTTTGAAAAGAATTACGACGCGCTTTACAATCATGAGGCGCGTTTTATCATTAACGAGGGTGGGTCGCGTTCAAGTAAGACGTATTCGCTTTGCCAGCTATTGATGGTCTATTGCTTACAGAACCCGAATAAGGTTGTTAGCATCATTCGTAAGACATTCCCAGCGTTACGTGCAACGGCTATGCGCGACTTTCTAGAGGTGCTAAAAGAGGCGGGCGTCTACGAAAAGACGAGCC